TGGCCAGAGACTAACCATTACGAGTAAAAGCGATATGGTTATTGTGAGTGCCCCGGCTGACGCACCAACAACTAAGAAGAAATAACACTAAATGAGGCCCCCTGGTAATTCGGGGGGTCCTTATTATGTTTGAATTTGGAAAATCATCCCTAAGAAGAAAAGCAACTCTACATCCTATTATCCAGGTATTATGCCATAGGGTAATAAGGGTATATGACTTCTCTATATTGTGCGGTTGGAGATCCGAAGCCAAACAGCTTGAAGCCTACAACGAAGGAAACTCCAAAGTATTATTCCCCTTCAGTAAACACAATCGATCCCTCCTACTTGGACTCCCCAATGTCAGTGATGCAATAGATGCAGGGCCGTGGATCAACGGCAGAACGTCAGAGGATTACAGTGATTGCAGTCACATGGCTGGTATGTTCATTATGGCAGCAGAATCCTTTCACCTTGAAGATATGGGCCTGGAACTGGTATGGGGCGGTAATTGGGATGGCGATATGGAGATAATAACAGATCAGAATTTTAATGACCTGTATCACCTCGAATTAAGGAAAATAACATAATGTGTAACACCAGGGGATATATCCTCATTGTCGAAGATGATAAGTTTAGCATGGGTATCATAAAAAAAATATTAGATGAAAATTTTCCACGGGTTAAAGTAGAATGGGCTGAATCAGCAGAAGAAGGGATCCAGCTATCCAGGGATAACAAGTATGATATGTTATTCGCAGATCAGAACCTTGGGGATACCATGGATGGGGTAACTATGATAGAGGTCATGGCCGGTAAAGGCACCCTCCCAACATATTACTACATCATAACAGCGTATAACACGGATGAGGATGAATTTGAAGGGATCCCGGTGCTGGATAAGCCTTTATCAAGTAAAAAACTTATCGCAATTATATCCTTATCGCTTCGATTTAACAAAATAGCTACCACGGGTATAAGGAGGATGACCAAAACGCTTGAATTCATAAATCTGGAAGTAGGAAGGATACAAAATGACAGGCGAAGATTCAGTCTCAATACCAGTAAAACTCCTGGATGATATTGTAAATAACTATGAAAAGCTCCAAGATGAACTAGAGACAATAAGATTTAACCTCTTCGGAGATGAACGGAACAGAGATGATACCGGCATCTTGGGTGAGTCAGCTAAGAACACCGAATTTCGGATAGAATTAGAAGAACTCAAGCTAATTGAGAAAGTGAAGGAAGTACATGCCTTCAGGAAAGACTTGTTGAAAAACAAGATATTCAGCTTTTTGAGAATATTTGCATTTCTCAAGTGGGCTATTTTAATAATTATAGGTAGTTTATTGGCTGCCTTTGGAAAATGGCTCTGGTGGGGCTAAATTACTGCACACGATAAACGAAAGGAACATTATGTTACTTGTATTGACACTAATCAGAAAGTATATCGGAGGTAAAACGGAATTCACGTTTTTAGTGGCATTCATACTCACGATATTATTTATAGCCCCCATACCCTTTATGGCGTGGCTGACAGCCGGAGTATATACAAAGATACTCTTATTCATGGGAACTTTTGCCGGTTCTGCACTATTATCCAGGATTGAGGATAAAAAGGGTCTTGGCCCTGCATTTTTGTCTCTGATAATCTCATTGGCAAGGACTTTCAAAAAAGTCAATCCATAAACTTCCCAGGGGCATCCCTGTCCCGCACCGCTTCAATGGATCCCTCCATTGACTCCGATTCTTTACTCTCTCGATTTCAAAAATGGTTGAAAAGCAGAAAAGCCGGGCATCTATCCCCGGCTTTTCTTTTTGCTTGAAATGAGTCAACAGGTATATATTTAGCCTTCGATACCCATTAAAACGTATCACTATAAGAGTTGTTTCCTCGTTCAGCTCTACCTCGTGGGCCAGGTTTATTTGCATTTTCCTGGCCCTTTATTTTTTATTGTCAATACATCTTCCTTAACTTATGCCACGATTAGTTTAATTATTTTAACTGTTACGAGGGAAAAATGCAAAAGAAAATGACACAGATAGGCAGGATAATAAAGTCAAGTGGGATAACCGCTACTTTTATTGCCAAGAAGTTAAAAGTAACTCCTGCTGCTGTCATTTACTGGATGAATGGTCGCAACACACCTACCCCCAAACACCTGGAAAAGTTAAACACACTTCTCAACACACAAATAACAATAACGAGGAAAAAATGACTGACAAACCAATAACCTATCTTCTGGATTGGAGCGAGAGCCCTATAAAGGACACAAACGAAAACCCTAACCCTGGGGGCATCTACGACACAGTAATTAAAATGACGAAGGCCGTAGGGGCTATCGCTAAAACTCACTCTTTCAAAGGAGGGGGGGGAAATTTTAAACATGCAAAAGCTGAAGAGGTAGTAAGCCGGGTGAGAGAGGTTATTTGTGAACATGAGGTGTGTGTTCTATTCCGCACTATAAACAGGGCCTTGTCTGAAAAAGAAGTGATTACGCACGGTGGGGATAGGAAAACTCAATATCAGTGTGATATAAGAATAGCTTTTCGATATAGAGGAAGGGATGGATCAGAAACAGAGGAATATATTGTTGATGGTTCAGCAGCAGATTATAAAAATGCCTGCACCCGAATGGCTTATACCTATGCCTGGAGAGCGTTTTTTGTCCTATCTCTTTCAATCGCTCTTGTTGATGAATCTTATAATCCAGATGATGAAAACAGGAGAGCCCCACAACCTGAAAACAAGAATCAGCCCCGAACAAAGAATATGACACCGGAGCAAGAGATAGCCTTTGAAAAATGTTTTAAATCCAAGCATATTCCTAAAGAAACCCAGGATGAGGCTAAAGCATGGTTAAATGATGGCGTACACAGCACCAAGGAGATAGAGGCTACTCTCAATGTATTAAAGGAAATTTTTAATAAAAGCCTCGCAGACTCAAAAGACCTGGAATCTGTCAATAACATATCTGAACCCCAACAAGACTCAGACATCCAGGGACCTCCTGAATGGCAATTCACTCATATAGCAGCAATGGAACATATAGCTAATAACGCACAGCTTATTATTGATACAAAAGAGGTGGATGAATTTATTAAAGGGAGTGGTGGTGCAAAGTTATCGCAATCCGAGGCTACTACTCAGATGTCCGTATTCAAGAAAACTATTGAGGACAAGGTTATAGCTATTGTCAAAAAGGCTTACGGCAAAGAAGTCAAACAGCCGAAGAAATTCCTCAACTCAATAGTAGCCGGTCATTTCAGTGCCAGGATACAAGAGATGGACCTGGAAGAATTTGAAAGAATCATCAACTGTATAAAGAAAAAAGAATTCGCATTACTAAACGACAAAACTTAGGAGAAACATGTTAAAAAAAGCAATCATAGAACAGTATAAGAACGCAGAGCTCATTACTATAACCTGTGCTGATGGTGAGGTAACATTTATATACGGTCCAAATGAGTCAGGTAAATCATCATCTATGGAGGGGATAGCAACATGCCTGGTTGGGAAAGATAAGGCATGGGAGTTTATTCACGAGAAGGGTGAAGTCTCTGTGCTGACCGTAGAGTCTGATAATTACACTGTCACCAGGACTTTATTACGGGACAAGAAAGGTTATACTCTCAAGATCACAGATAAGGACACCGGCAAAGTTATTCCTAAATCAGCTCTCAAGGGTTTTCTTAATCCTGCTGCCCTGGATCCCACAAAATTCTACAAAGGCACCGGACCGGAACAGCTGGCCTACCTGTGTGGAGCTGCTGGTATAGATATTTCTAAATACCTCAAGAAGCGAAGAGAGGCCCTGGATGATATAAAGATCATAGATAGGGATATCAGGAACCTGGAAGCAGAAACGAAAGAGACTCCGGTATTCATGGAGAAGGTTGACACCAAGGATATATCTGCAAAGCTGGTACTGCTCAATGAGAGGAAAGTTATTCACGATAAGGCTCAGAAAGACAAGGAAACCCTCCAGGATGGTATAGCTGAAAAAAATAGAAAAATTGCAGAGCACAAAGAAGCTATACAGCAGCTTGAGGCCGACATTGATACGGATGATGATAAAATTGACGGTCTGGATAAAACCCTGGTGAGGATACGGCCTGATTATGACAGTATAGACAGGTACACCCTCCAGCTTAAAAACGCTACGGAGATCAACGATAAGGCAAAAACTTACACAGATCACCTGGAAAAGCTGGATCTTATCAAAATAAATCAAGATGCCAGGAAAGATGAGGTAGCCGTTGTCACCAATTTAGACACTGGCCTATCTACTCAGATCAATGAATCTGGACTCCCTGGTGGGGTCACAGTGGAGAACAATGTACTAATGAATGGAAACGTGCCAGTAAGCGAGAAAGCAACCTCTAAACGCTGGAAAATAGCCATTGGTATAGCCTTCCATATTGCAAAGGGTATGGAATTTGGCTGTGTTATGGTTGGTGAGGGTGGTGATATGCTGGATGAGGATAATATGAATGTCCTCATAAAAGAAGCTAAAAAGGCTAAAATTCCAGTGATAGTTGAGAGAGTCAACAAACCATTATCAGGGAATGTTATTGAAATTAAATCAGGAAGGGTTATCGATGAATAAGAGGGTATTGAAAGTTTTGAAAAAAATGGCTGATGAATTAACTTCGCAGCGTGACGAAAGTAAACGATATACCCGGAAGGGAAAGGATGTCCTGGTGCATGGAGTTAAAAAGTTTCTCCCTCAAAATATAGTGCATACTTATGGATCCTACCGGCAAAGGCTCAAAGAAGCAAAACGAGCATACCGTAACAGCCAACATCCTGATAAATCATCCAAGTTTATTCCAACTTCCAGCAGACCAGGGAGAGTAAACAAGGTCCACAATCACCGGGAAATGACCGGGACAAGGGATCATCCTCCTTGTCAGTGTGGGTGGAATAAGTGGAAAACCGTCATTAAGAATGAAGCCTGGCAATGCAGGAATCCCAAACACATAGGATTTCCAGAAGGATCTCCGAGAGCATCTCCGAGAGCTGGATATAGGGGTGTAACAATCCCGGAAGTAGCGTAATGCCACTTTATATGCCCAAAAATCTTCCCCGTGATGAAGATAGCTCTTATAAGGGTCTATCTTCGCATTTATTAAAATGTCAGTGGCCTGATAGGGTTAAGGGAAAGTACAAAGTTATAAAAGAATTCGTGAGCCCTCACGGGATAAAAGGCCAGGAACGGCATGTATTCAAGGTGGGAGAAGTTTATTCCTGGTGGTACACTCCCTTTGCTTATATCGAACAAGGGTATATGATACCAGTTTGACTTGTTAGCCCAGGTCAAGGGTCGGGGGTGAGATCCCGGCCCAATGCTTTTTGAAATAATTCATGTGTATATATTACTGGCGTAGTAGAAAACATGAAGGGGTAGTGGCGTGGTAGCCTGTTGTTGACTGATAACGCAATGCAACATCCAGGACAATGCAGACCAACTGCCTGCCCCAAACCATTAAGGGCACAGCTTTTAGTTGTGTCAGGGTGTTGTCTTTTCATTGCACCCATAATAAGGGGGCCGGGTTGTTGGATGCTTTCCCGGTCCCTGAATAATTAACCAAAGGAGAGAGAAATTATGACTCCAGAACAGTGGAAACAAGCAGAGGTAATTAAGAGTGCTATCGAGGCCGTAAAGGGAGAGATTAATTCTATTAATAAATTAGCGGATGATGAAGCCGATGTATTAGAACTTACCAATACAGTGGATACCAAGATCGACCTGTATTATCATCCTGAATTAATGGCCTCTACAAAGGCTGCATTGAGGGGACACAAAAAGGTGCTATTGAATAAAATAGTAAAACTTGAGGCTGACTTTACAGCACTATAATTAGCGATACATCGGACACGAGCCCTGAATTTCTATCGGGGTATGTATTGCAGATCCAGGGTAGTTAAGGAGGGTATAGAGTGGCTTTCTCCGCTTTTACCGGGTAACTCCTTTTCTACCCTGGGGAATCAACATAAAAAGAGGTAAAAAATGGATACAAATAGTTTTATTAAATTAATCGGATATGTGTTTTTAGGATTCGTGGTGGTCTGTATTTGTATGTTTGCGGTAAAGGTTGCTGATGATATGCGTACTGAAGCCATCCAGGAGGTAGAAGCCGAGCGATTATGCCCAGCTCTCATCATAAAGGTATTAAAGCCTCGATATACCAATTCGCAGCTAAAAAGGCTATATGTCGCATGTGATTGTGATAGTAATAGATTTGCCTTTGAACCGATCCCGGATCAGTATGGTATTACCCGGATGTTAAATATTGGGGATCCTATGCCTGGTTACAGGGGGTGGTGATGGAATTGTTCCATATAGTATCCTTAATCGTCGGGATGTTTTCGGGTGGATTTGTGCTTGGGTGTATATTCACCCATTACATGATAAAAGTAAGAAAGGTTTGGTGATGAATATATTTGATTATACAATAATAATCCTGGTCCTGGTTATCGCTTTCTGTGTGCTTCATCTTGCATTGAGTTATCGGTGGGAGATTACTAACAAAAAGTTTGATATAGATAAACTTATCAATCAGAAAGAAAATTTGGATATATGTTATAATAATGAAGTGAAACAATTTGCTTCGACCATAAATAATATTTCAGATGAGGCAAAAAAAGCTCTTATAAAACATCTTAAAGAGAAAGCTACCCACAACAAGGAAATGACCCTATTAAAAGAAAAGTTAGGAAGATACCAAAAGGATAACACCCAACTAACATCCGCTGTAGCCTTTTATTTGGGGGAGGGATTAAAAACCCTCCCGGAAGAAAAGGAATTCACAAAATATGCAGCACAGTTGGCCAGTGGTATGCTTGAGGATGGGAATTCTAAAGAGTGGTATAAGCAGAAAATAGAAGTTATTCTTGATAAAAACAAAATGCTTGTAGATGAAAATAATAATCTAAATAGTGGCATTGTACTGATTGACAGTATGTATCAGAAGAAGAAGGCCAGGGTCACATTCCTTAACCGGGCTCTCAAGATCAGTAGAAATAGAACGAAGGAAATTGATAAAGCCTGTTGGGAGCTTCAACATGAGATACGAGAACTACTTGCCGAGGTAGCCATATATAAGGGTGGTGAAATGAAAGAGGCTCTCATCCCTTATAAAACAGGGCCATTGGGAGAGAAAAAAAAAGACTCTACGCTGAATGGTTTAAACACGAAGAAATGACATAATTTTGGTAGTCTGAATACATGCTCCCTATATTTTCAATAGATATGAAAGACGATTTTATAACATACCCATTATTGAACCCCCTAATTAAGATTTGTGGCCCTTCAGGGGTCACTATACAGGTTCGTCACCTATATCTGATCTTATGCAGGGGGTTATTTATTTATTACACACATGAAAAGTAACAACTGGATAACCCTACACAGAAAGATATTAGATTGGGAATGGTACGATGATGCAAACACCTTTAGGCTATTTATTCATTTGTTGTTAAAAGCCAATTACAGGAAAGGTAAGTGGAAAGGGATCCCTGTTTTAAGGGGCCAGCATATTACCAGTGTCAGCAAATTATCCGGGATCCTGGGCATATCAAGACAGGCAATAAGGTCCTCATTTATCAAATTAGAGAGCAGTAATGAAATAACCATCACAGCAACCAACCATTATACATGTATAACTGTATGTAAATATGACGATTACCAGAAGAAAGAAAACACCAGTAACCAACCAGACAACAATCCAACGCAACGGAATCGTACCACTGATCTTGTCACTGATCGTACCACAATAGAACAAGGAGAACAATTAAACAAAGAAACAATAGATAATCAACATACCGAAAATAACAAGATACCCCCATCTCCGATTGCAGAAATATGGGGATATTATATAGGTGAAAAAGATATGATGCAGGGAATGACCCCAACAATCAAAAGGTATATTGCAGAGGGTATGGAGATTAACCCTGATCCACTGTGGTGGAAAGTGTATTGCGATAGAAGGCTTGCAGATGATCCTAAATTTCAGGCAGGACCTCATAAATTTTTTACCGCTGGTGGGTATCGGAGATATATTGAAAAAAATAGTGGGGGGATATTTGAAGAATGAATAAAGAACAGCAAATATTAATGAGTAGGCTTGCAGCGTACTACGGTAAACAGCAAATCAGTGATAAAAATATCCTGGAAGCCTATAAACAAGTGGTTAGTAAAATGGATGAGGAAGAATTCATCTATATGGTTAATTACTATTTTGATCCACTGATAGAGCAGAAATTTTTCCCATCACCAAAGGAAATGATTGCCTGTGTGTACAGGATAAGGAATTTAGCGAAGGATCAGGCCCCTCCTCCAGATACACCGGATAACGAGATAATGCCTCATGAAGAGGTAAGGAAGTTGGTTAAGGGGATATCTGAAAGGTTGAGGAGTAAAGGCCGACAAATTAAATGTGGTGATTGTTACGAGCTGATATATGAATCAAAACAAGAAGAGCATGAAAAAGTATGCAGGAGGACACTATGAGTAATTACCTGAATCTATTTGTATGTCCTCTGTGTGGTTTTGAGCATTACTTTGATATTGATAACGGACCAGGAGGAGATGAGCACTGTGAGTATTGTGAAATATGTGGGGAAAAATTAACTAACGATAAACTATCAGAAATAGCAGCCGGTGGCGGTGGCATGTGATAGATAACCAAAAAACGAGGTAAAAATGAACACAACACAAGAAGAGATTCATCCAATAGACAAAGGAGATATAATTATCCACACCCATAACGGGGTATGTATGTATGTAATAAATGCACTTAATATTTATTATTTCCACAAAACAGAGAAATCAGATTATAAGCCCTGGGTCGAGGGATATATCGACAGACATGGATTAATTAAGGACCAACATTACTTCAATGCTACAGTGGGGCACTTATTTATTATTCCAGCAGCACTAATCATAACCCGTGCAGCATCGAGTAAGTCAGGCCACCTCCACATAATGTTAATATCTTACGCAGGATTGGTGCCGGAGCAACCAGGAGCAAAAACAGAAGCCGTCAAGGGAGATATTAAAGCACAGGATGGATCCAACAAAGGGGCCCCCAGGGGAAGTTTAAGTGATAGACTCTGCAAGATTTGGAGAGAAGTGGATGCTATGGAATTCCGATACGCCAGGGATTTAGAGGAAATGAAAGACGATATGCTTGAAACAAAGGTCATGGCTCACTTGTGGCAGGAACATGTCGAATTCATAGAAAACAAGGATGAGTTGATAACTATAACGAACCTATGTAATCAAACTGATCCTGAATACAAACCAAGGGCAAAAAACATCCTGAAGCTAATGAGGGCTAATGGGCAGTTAAAACTTGACGGTTATCCGTATGAGTCTCAATTTGGTAGCCTTTTCGAGATACATCAAAAAAAACAGAAAAATAAAATGTATGATGTTATCTTTGTTAGGAGAGACAACAAGGAATTAGTACAAGGCATGTTTTTAAAATTGAGAGAATTGGAAAACAATAATGAACTAATGACTTTAGATCCTTCCAGCCCCAACGTACCCAAGGCCATTCTAATAACCGATAGCACTAAAGGGGATAGGGAATAATGTCAAGAGTATTAATTAGTAACACAGACTATATCCATTTCACCAAGATCAAATATGACGGTGAGAAGGTATTGCTTCGCTTCACAGATGATACGGAAAACGGGACAGGAGGGTATGAATTTGAAGAGACAGAGACACCTTCCCCGGATCTCCCGATATGTTTAGCAGCCCTGGCCATTGGAGTAGCACAGATATGCGAGATAGATTCTATCCCTCTTATAGCTGATAAAATAAGAGTGAGGGGAGTATCCTTTAACTACAAGAGTGGGGTAAGGGGGACCGTTATCACAGCGTTACTGGACCTTGAAAAGAATCCAGCCCCATTATGTATCAATACACCCAATATCCCGGATGAGCCTTATTCAGAGGAAGGACCATGTATGCCCTCTGATATCGCAAACAAACTGGATAACCTGGTAACTGCTGCAAAGATGTATCTCAAGGGCGAGAGGGCTCAATTATCGATAGCCTTCCGGGAGAAGAAGAATTTAGCCGGATGAAAGCAGTAACGCATGAACCCGGAAATATAGACATCACAATTAAGAATATGACTATTGACGGACACACAGCAGTCAAAATAATGAAATGCCTCAAAGAGCATGAGCCGGAAATATGGAAAGCTATGAGAGAGGCCATAACGATTGCCCCGGAAGATAATGAAAAAGAGGAGTCACAATGATCCATCTCAAGATAGGCATAGATCCTGGTATTCATCTTGGCTGGTGTGTTACGATCACCGGGAAGTATAAAGAAATCCAAATGAAAGGCCAGTTGCACGAGATAGAGACTACGGACTTTTGGGGAGGGATTAAGAGATTATCGGAACTTGACAAATATAATCATCACCAGGACTACAAGGCCACGGTGTATATTGAAAACCCGGATCTCATTAAACCTACATTTCCCCGTAATGTCTCTGAAGTAGTGATGAGGAAAATATCCCAGGATGTAGGCAAGAACAAAAGGGATGCACAGCTGCTTATCGAATTCTGTAAAAACAATAATATCCCGGTACACCCGGTAAAACCATCATCAAGGACCATGACCAAATTAGATGCCGAAAGATTCAAGATGATAACCGGATACAGTGGGCAGACCAGCGAACATGCCAGGGATGCTTGTATGTTGGTGTGGGGAAGATGATATGAAATTATTCAGTGTATCAACAATAGAGAGTATGGTAAGCGTGATGGATGAATTGGGAGTGAGTAAATGCCTCGTTCAAGACACCAATGTATTTGAAAAACAGAAACAAAATGGAGCTTAATAATAATCATGGAAATTGAAAGAATGAACAAAGGTGAATGGGGCAAGATCAGAGCCTTTTTCGACCTAAAAACAGATGAAGGTTTTATCCTCAAGGGATTCAAACTGATAAACGGGACTAATGGTATGTTCGTAGGCTTCCCAAGTCAGAAAGGCCAAGATGATGTGTATTATGATACTATCTACGCAGACAAAGAGCTGAAGGAACGGGTGAACGAGGTGGCCATGAAATATTACGGTGGAGACATAACCACGGGAGGATATGACCCTTCAAAAAGCACTACTGGAGGGGATCATCCCCCTGAGAATAATGCCCCTCCGGTGGATGATTCAGCCTTTGATGATGATATCCCATTTTGATAAGGCAGAAGGGACCGGGGCAATTAACACAAAAGTTATTAGTTGGGTTATTCCTGGTCCTCCTTATCATACAACAAAAATATTGTAACAGTGGTAATAGTGGGTAATAACTCAATGGAATCAAAATAATTTGGATATTTCTCTTATGAATAATGAATGTGGTTCTACTGCTGGAATTGTTACTCAGCCGATAGCCACTTCTATTATATTAACATATACTGCTCATATTGATATTTATGATGAGTACGAGGACTCATATCAAGATTTTCTATATTTTTACAAGTCCCTCATTATGGATGGCATAAGACGCAAGTGCCTACCGAGGGAAACCTGGAAACAAACACAGCACCAGGCACGAGTGTTGGATATCAGGTGCCGGAGTCCTGATCTATCTATTTTGCGTCACTAAAAGGATGTTTAAAATTATAAATTCAGATATTGTGGGGTGAGTTTTTGTTTATTCCTCTCATTTCTGCAATATCACAACCAGGAGGCAAAATGAACGAAGTAAAAGAAACAATAGGGATCAAAAATAGTTGTCTTTGTATAACTATCAATGGGATATCATTACCCTTATTCAGATCCCACAAGATTGTAGGGGCTCTCAAGATCAAACAGATTGATATGCCAAGAGGGTTAATCATATTCGATGATCCTCACTATATGGCTCAAGACATGGGTGAAAAGTGGGTAAATGAGAAACAGGCAAAAAAGGGTGGTTATTTTGTGGTGTATGAGGATGGGTATGTATCATTTAGTCCAGCAGGAGTATTTGAGAAGGGTTATACTCTTTTAATACCCGAAGAACCTCTCAGTGATAAAGTGGATGATGCAGCAGATGATGAGCCAACCAGGAATACTAATTTCCGCAAGGAATTAAAGAACCTCATTAACTGTCACAGCATGGAGAACGGGAGTAATACCCCTGATTTTATCTTGGCTGAATACCTTGGAGAATCCCTGCACCTATACGATAAAACTGTAAACAGACGTGATGAATGGCATGGAGTTAAGCTCGAATCACATTTCACAGAAAAAGCAGACATTGGAGATGGACCCGAAACTCCGAGCGACGGGATCCACTACGATGGCTAAAGTAATAATCTTATCATCACACTTTCTAAAGACTCATCCCAGGGCCGGTGAAGAAACTAATTTCGAGGAGCATTACCTCTCTGGAATTAAGAAGCACACTATCCGGGCCGGGAGCAGATGGAAAACCGGGGATATGTTCAGTCCCCGGTCATGGACAGGGGTACCATACAAAACTAAACAGAAGATTATAGGCCCTGATCGAAGAGTAGCAAAAACCTACAAGATTGAAATAAATAATCACCATGGCGAATTCATTGTTTGGATCAACGGGAAAAAGCTGTCATTAAATGAAATGATATCGGTAGCCTGGAACGATGGGCTGTTATTCTGTGATTGGCAGCACTGGTTCAACAAACCTTCCTTTGAGGGGCAGATTATTGTATGGGCACTTAGGCTCAATTATAAAACACGGCCAATAGAGTTGATGGCCCCATATCTGACATGAAGATTAATACAGAGCTTGGTGGCTTCCATGATGTGTTCCTGAAAAATGAAGGGGCTTATGAACAGTTTGCAGAGGGCGAATGTCCTTATTGTCGTGCAAGAGTTAAGTTAGCACTAAACCAGGGGGCTATTGATTACAAGTCATTGTATGATGCCCTGTGGAATCATCTCCGGGAAGCCATGTTGTATGGGAAAGAGAATGGGGAAAGATACCGCATAGCCAGGGGAAAAATGGCGAGTATCGGTATTGATCTTAATAAAATAGTAAGTGATGCAAAAGAAGCCCAGGAGGATATAGGATGAAGAAACCAACAGAAGAATTAATAGAAGAATGTAATAAAGCACTCAAATGTTTATACCTGGAAGTAGATGCCTCTATAGCTGATGATATCGCCAAAAGGGTCAAAGCTGCTATAGATGCCATGCAAGCACAACCTATTATCACAATGGACATGCTATCAGGAATTACAGAGCTAACAGATAAGGTGAATGCTGGTTTTGCCTATACTGATGGTTACGCCAAGGCTATAAAGGATGTCCTAAAGAAGATCCACGAGTTTATCAATATAAACCAGGGGTCCGAAAAGGGCAAGTTAAAATACCCTCACGATATTATACATACACCGGATGAGTGGTGTAAAGACTTTGGTCTAATTCCAGAAAAGATAAAGCCCTGGATATTTGAGTACCAGGATCTCAAACCCCAACCGTGGACCACCCCAATGACCAAACCGGAATTCATCCTCCGGGTATTACACTGTTCCAGAAGAGAATTTAAATTAGTGGAGGGGAAAAATTTACCATCTGTTTTCGATGATCCATATTTCCCTTGACCTATGTGATTATTAATCACTATTATTGAGGGAGGAATATCTAATCAATAAACGAGGTTAAAAATGCAAAACACCATAACTTTCCGTGATGCCCAGGTAGCTTTCAACGAGGCTATACAGTCGGGCAGACTTTCCGAAAACGACAAAGATAAGAATTTCGCTGGCCTGTATATGTACATGTACACACACCAGGGGAAAGATTTATTCAAAAACAAACACACCCGGAAGTACCTACCATGAACACCTACCATTTCTCAGTCAGGGGCGGTGGAGATATTCACATGCCAGCCAAAAACATTCTCAAAGCTGCAAACAAAACAGCGAAGAAACTTAAACACCGGAATTTTTATTATTATTCAGTAACCCTTGGCCATAATGCAAGGAAAGCCTGGATGATGGCAAACAAAACAAAATAGGAGCCTTACCGCATGAGTCAAATCAACAATAAAACACCACAACAACCGGCACGATTATCTTATGACGAATTCGCTGAATCTGTTCTAAAGTGGGTCAGGGGAGCAGTGGATACTTATGATAAGAAAAAGACAATCTTTCCTCTTCGCAAGCCAAAGAAATGGGATGAAGCAACAGCTAATGTCATAATCGAAGGAGGCTATCAGTTATTCACAGCTAACATGGATATTATGACCGTATCCTATATCACAGCCAAGGCAATGATACACCTCATGGAAGGGAAGGAAAAGCGGTACTTGGGATTAATGCAGATCATAAGCATGAACTTCATTACTCACAGTGTTGATATGGTTCAAAAGGTTTTAATAGAGCAGAAGAAACAACAGCAACAGCAGAGCAGGATAGTTAAACCAGGGGCCGGAGATATTAATAAATTCGGGAAGAACCGGAATAACTGATGAATAAACGGCAGAGACTTAAAACCCGGCTCAAGGACCTTGTTTATACCTTTGTGAAGGAGAGGGATGAATATACCTGTCAGTGGTGTGAAAAGACTGTATCCCATAATAACTGTCAGGCATCTCATGTGGTGAGTGTGGCCAGGGATGGCCGTTTAGCTCATGATCCACTAAATATCAAAGTGTTATGTGGTACTTGTCATGAGAAGTGGGGAGCAGATACAGTGGCCGGGCAGAAGTGGTTCCAGGAACTATTCCCGGAGAGATGGGAACATATAGAGCGAGAGAGGATCGCTAATTTAAGTAAGGGGAGGATTCCCCATTCATGGTTTGAAGATAAAATCGAGGAATTCAAATGCTAACACAACAAATGATTCAAAAACAGGCCGGGACACCATTACCTCCATCATTATTCAATGAGATAGTGGAGAGGAAGAGAAAGCAGCCAAACAAGGATAATACGGGCCAACAGGCATCTATTTTTATTTGTCCACTGTGCGATAGAGTTTGGTACACGGAAGTAGATTCTACCAAACATAAGAAGGTCTTAGTGTATCCCCCGGATTTTCCTACTTACCAACAAGAAAGAGAGTGCGAGGTTCGGGGTATAAAGGAGTGTGTTGATGAAGATTAACAGATGTAGCCGGTGCAAACTGGATATTAATACGACGAAGGAAGATGGAGGCTGTAAGTGTTGTAAAGAACGAGCCCCTTCCGGTGGGAGGGAAACACCGAAGGGTCCTAACCTGGACAAGACAGAAGGGTCCGGGGTCGGTGTATTCAAGTATAATGCTAAATATTCAAATTTTGATGATGGGGAGGATGAATGAAAACACCTGAAAAAGCCCCAATACCAAAGCAGGATGATATAAAAAATTGGCAAGAGGATTTTCCCCATGAGAACGGGGAGTATGTATGTAGTTGCTGTATCTGTGATAAAATGTTCCTGGGGCATAAAAGGCGAGTAGTGTGCTGGCTGTGTGCATATCCCAATATAGTTGAAATACTAACCGAGGAGTATGCGATAGAGAATTCAGGGAAAGATGCTTGGTATAGAGATTTTTACACGGATCATTTTGTCCAGTTTTTAATAAAGAAACTACTGACCAACCTTGATAAAACGATCCTATACAGCCTGATACCTGATTGGGCGAAGAAAACAGAGATGAAACTTGACCCAACAATGTACGGGACAGGGACCTATGAAGGGGACATGAAGGTTATTAAGATGGTTAATCGATTGCTTGAACCGGAGGAGAAGGTTTTTGACCAGGAGTTTGATGAAAACACCGCAGCAGATATTATCAAAGATGATACCCCCTCAAGTAACCCTGGGAAGAACGAATGAAGGCTCAAACACCTATAGGGAGAGAAATAGTGGCCAATATTAAGTATATCAATAAACTGAACCACGAACAATGTTGCCGGTTATGGCGATTTGCTCCCTCTGGACATCCTTATTTTGATAAAACGGGAGAATATTGGAAGTTTTTCAAGGCAAGGTTTGACAGTTTCGGTGGTTTTACCCCTGAAATGAGCAAAAAGATAGGATGGGGAGAGATTTATAAATGAAGAAGCTATCACCTGAACTTACAATCCTTGTAGAGAAGTATGAGAAAGAGGAGAAGAGGAAGGCCCGGAAGTGGATCAACCAGGAATGGGTATGGGATCAGGTATTCATTGAGTGGATGGTAGAGAAGTTTTTCGAGGCATTAAAATTCATGGCGAAAGGGGCCTTATGATAAAATTATTATGGTGGTTATTAGAGATATTTGATGATAATTGGGGATACTCTACCTCAATCCAAAAGAGGTACAAAGTTGGAGATAAGGTCCTAATCAGCTCCCTCCAGGACTCTCCCTGTGGATTCAAGGTGGGGCAGGAAGTAACGATAGATGAAATTGGCAGGCATGATTATTTAATAGAGAATAGTGAATATGAACTGGCTGTAGTGTATCAACACCAGTTATGCGACATTGGGAAGAAGAGATAATGTATCAGTGTACCTGGTGTGATAATATCGGATGGGTATTAGAGCTGATAGAATTTGAGAACATGCCCAGGATCAACAATCTCCCGTGCATGTGTGGGACCGGGGTAATAATGCTGACAGCTATCCAGGTAAGGGGATATAAGCATAGTTTCCATGGCAAGTATCCTCACGGGCAATATGATTATGATGAGTCCGATGATAGGTCATACAATGATGTGGTTATGGAAGTGTATCATAAGGCTATTCAAGCTAAACGGAATAAGGTGGCATAATGGCATATTTTTCAAATAGTTCAGACGGATCAGGGTTTGATTATCAATGTAGCAAATGTAAATATGGACAATCACCTTGTCCGATAGCACTTGTACAAATGACTTATAATTATGATGCCTGCAATAATAAGACAGCCACGGCAATATTAGACAATCTTGTTAAAAACGATGGCACTTGCACAATGTATGAACTATGCAAGCAAGACTTTTTCATTGACGAGAACCAACTAAAGATAGAGGGAACATGATAGTAGAATTAACAACAAAAGATTTATTGTCACTTGTAAGGGGGACTGCTCCAAGTTATGATGTATATAAGAATTCCCTTGTCAAAAAGGGTGGAGCCCATGTAGGTGGTTTCGCAGATGAATGGAGATGGGGGCCAGGTTTAGAAGATTTAACCGATGAACAGCTGTGGGAATTATATATAATTTGCAAGGAGAGTTAAATGACAAAATTCAAATGTCTTAAAACATTGAAGATGAGGCAGACTAAACAGGTATGCTTTGCAGAGGGGAAAGTATATGATTGTACCAAGGAATTTGATGAGGGTGTGGGATATGAGCTCATTGATGAGCTTGGGGATAGACATTCTATTAGTGATGAATGGATCGATAATTTTAAAAAGCTGGAGGAGTAATGGGTAAACCTCTCTATCTCACCAGGCAGATGATATTACGGCAAAATGGTAAGAATAAATTAAAAACATGCCCTGGTAGTGACTGTATTGTTGACAAATTTAATTCAATAGAGGAATACCACGGTGCGACGGAGGCCCGAAAAGCCGGATGGTTATTCACTGACAAGTTTAGTAGCGATAAAAAGAAGGGCCAATGGGTATGCCCTGATTGTGTTAACGCTTACGAGGGGAAGATATAATGGATCCTGAGAGACTAAAAATATACATCCGGTTCCAGGTCATTCAGACAAGGATAGAGGGGATGAAATCAGCTAATGAACTACGGAAATGGCACAAAGGCCCCCCGGAGTACACAGATGTTGACTTCCAAGGTGAAGCTGCAAAGTTAGACGATTTAGTAAAAGAATTGGGGGAATTGTAATGAATAAAGCAGAGAGAATTGTAAACATGATGGGCGAACTATATGCCTCCGCATCAATAACGGGAGCAGTTGAGAAGGTCCAGGCGATATTAGATGAAACGGAGCCTCACGAACCAACTCCGGCACAGGGATGTGATTGCCCTATGTGTGAGGGTGTAGAAACAGAGGAAAACAAACTGGATTCCACTAAATCAAAGCATTTTGTAAACAGGCAGGAGAAACCATGAATATTGCATCTAAACATCTACCGGCCCTCAAAGGATGGACATGGACATGTGATTCAGGTGAAAATATAAACACCTTCTATGCAACACACGAAGAGCACGGGGATTTAAGTATATCCTGTGACAATGCTGACATATTAAGTGGTTATGATGCTATAGAATTATTAATCAAAAAAATGATATTGATGGATGTCCACGGCAAAGCCAGCCAGGAAGAATCCAATAAAAATCTATCCTGGGACATGGAATACCCTATCCCGGATGAACATGAGACTATGGGGCCGGATCCTACCAAACCACTTTACTATTTTCCTTATGAAACACCTACTGGCTACAAGCCAGCGGATCCCTGGACACGATGGGAAACTACAAAGGTGAGTCTTATCCTTGGTGTGTGTATATGGATATGTGTTATGGGCTGTATATCAGTAACCGAGCAGATAATAGGGTGGTTTCAATAATGGGTGGCATGAACACACCATGGGCGAATATGAATTTCCTATCAAAGCCTGAAAGCGGAGTTGTAAGGATGCAGATAGAATCAAGTCTCCCTGGAACAGCCAAAGTTAAGGTTGTCATTATATCTGACCTGGAGTTAAAAAGAGTCATAAAGTTGAGAAATATCCTGGATGCTGCAATAAATCAAATAGTGGAGAGTACATGACTATCACCGGCAAGAGCATGAAGAAAATCAGGAAGTGGTTAGGGATCACTCAGGAGGAGATGGCCAAGAAGATGGGATATAAGAATCGTGAGACTATCAACCGGAAAGAAAACGGCAAGGACCCCATAACAGCCAGGGACATAAAGTTTTTAGAGAAATACTACGAATAACAAAAAACGGAGAAATAATGAAAACACCAGTAAATATCAGAATAACAAAGTGGTTCACAAAAAACGCCAAATTTGAGAATGGACCAATAATGGGAATTTATAAAGACCTACCCAGGATCCCCAAGCCAACGAGAATTCCTAAACCTTCAGGTGTGAAGGTATGGTTTGCCAGTGAAATAAAGAGATTCGCCAGGCAGGGAGTTAAAGTAGGGATAATTGAGAATAAAGACGGGTGTATCGCTTTAGCCCGGCTGTGATGTGAGATTCATAGTATCACCTGATGGCACTGTTCGGAAGGAAGTTAAGAGAAGGAAAAAGAAAATACACCACTGTTCCTGTGGGAAGAGAATTCTGAAGGGGCAGTGGTGCTCTGATAAGTGTTATTACAAGTGGATAGAAGCATTTTTATTTAATCGATTATAAGAGGTAACATGAACGAGAAAGAATTCGACGAGGTAGTTGTACAAGCAATAGATAAAATAGTCTGTTATAAGGGCGTGACAGGGATATGGGATGTACGGCAAATAGCTAAAGAATTCACAGAGCTATTCAAAGCTGCAATAGAGCTGTATTCTACCAGGGAGGAGGTTGAGAGTATTCTGAATATATCAGGCATTGGCACATTCGATTTTTGTAAAGTTGTAGTGGTAAGCTGTGCATATAATATGGATGGTGACTACCAAATAACATTTGACTATGGAGATGTTTATAAAGTTAGCGGAGAAGTAATGCCACGGGATGAATTCATTAAGCTGTGGAAAGCGTCAAAGAATACCTAATGGAAGTAAATGAATTAAGACTCATTCATGGTGATTGCCTGGTAGCCATGGATCACCTCCATGATAGTAGTGTTGATATGGTCCTTGCTGATATTCCTTATGGTACTACTGCTTGCAAGTGGGATATCGTGATACCATTCAAACCAATGTGGAGGCATTTAAACAGACTTATTAAGCCAAATGGTGCGATTGCTCTGTTTGGTAGCGAACCATTCAGCAGCACCTTGAGGATGAGTAATATTAAGAACTACAAATATGATTGGATATGGGACAAAGTATTAAAGACCGGACATTTAAATGCAGAAAGAAAACCCATGGGCAGGCATGAAGTAATATCCATTTTTGGTAAAAAGATTAATTATTATCCTATAATGGAGCAAGGGGCACCACTACATTCAGAGGGAGTAAATAGAGAGATCAAGAACAGCGAAGTTTATAAAAATCAATCATGTAAATATCATGACAATAAAGGGAATACATTAAAGTATCCTAACACACTGTCAATAGTTATTCAAAAAGTTGCTTCATCAAAATGCGTACATAGCACCCAAAAACCCGTAGCATTAATGGAATACCTAATCAAGACATACACAAAACCGGGTGAGACAGTATTAGACTTTACTATGGGGTCAGGGACCACTGGCGTAGCATGTAATAACCTAAACCGTAATTTTATTGGGATTGAATTAATGAAGGAACATTTCGATACTGCAGTAAGAAGAACTAACACCCATCAATTAATAATAAACGGATTTAATGGTAACACGTAAAACCTCAAAGTAAACAATGGTGCAACAAAATCTTTTTGGCATAGACCATAACCCAAGTGATGTTGTACTCACACCGGAATGGTGTGCAAAGGATACAGTAGAGTGGTTCAAACCAACAGGGAAGATGCTCGATCCATGTAAAGGTGAGGGAGCCTTTCATAATCTAATGCCGGGATCCGAATGGTGCGAGATCCGGGAGGGCAAAGATTTTTTCGAATGGACTACTCCGGTTGATTGGATAATAAGCAATCCCCCATACACGATATTAAGGGATTGGATGAAGCACAGCTTAAAAATTGCGGATGAGATTGTTTATATTGTCCCTGTTCATAAAATATTCAATGCTTATGGGCTGCTCCTGGAGATAAAAGAGTATGGTGGAATTAAGCACATCCGGTATTACGGTACTGGCTCAGTATTAAAGTTTCCTATGGGTAACGCAATAGGGGCGGTTCACTTTTCCAAGGGATACAATGGGCCCATAGGGATAAGTTTTTACTTTCCAGGATAACCATGTCCACAAATAACCCAAAATCAACAAGTCAATAAAAACAACAATTTAGTAAAAGGACACCATCACGGATCCGCAATCAGTAGAAAACAAAATAAGACAGCCAGGTGGGAGATAACATATTTATGTGTTGCAAGTGTCATTTCTTTGCTCTTAAAATATGGGTAGGGAAATTTGAACAATAAATAACACGAGGAAAAAATGCAAATAACTTTAAAGAACGTCAAAATCAACGAAACTTTCAGCGAGGAAACAACAATGTTTATGGCTGATGTATATGCAGACAATAAAAAGTTTGCTCACGCCAAGAATGATGGCCGTGGTGGATGCTCTTATATTCACCACTATGATGGCTGTAAGGAATTAATGCGAGAAGCTGAAGAGGCATGTTTCCTGATGAGAAGTAGAATCTGCACCGACTTTGGAGAGCCTTTTGAAATTAAATCTACTTTAGATAGTGTTGTTGATGATCTAATCGAAGAGCACCGAAAGAATAAGTTCCAAAAGGCCATGATGAAGGATTGTGAGAAAGGGATTGTTTACGGAGTCAACTGCTATAATTACAATACAATGACATGGAAAGGATTCACAATAGCACAGCTTTTAAAACATCCAAGAGGGCAAGGAGCATTAGGGAAAGCTATGAATGAGATAAAAGCTGAATTGAAAGATGGGGAACAGATATTCAACACTAATCTTAATTTTTGAGGGAATCATGGTAGAAATTAAAATCGTAAAAAAAGATGAAGAGTATGCTGTTCAATGGATAGAGAATGGTGTAGTTGACGAGGTAAAAACATACTACACTGATGATAAAGATGATGCAATAGCGACCAAGGCCGAAATAGAAAAGAAAATACCCATCACCAAGGAAGAAATCAAAACCCTGATAGAGAATAGAGGGCTCACGCTTGTGGACCTGATAGACGTGGTTATTGATATGAATGGCTTTGTTGGAGTAGGGCTGATAAGATTGGCTGATGATGTATCTAATCACATCACCGGAAAGATCAATCCCAATTATCAAAAACCTCAATTAGTGGCTTATGTCATTATTGAGACAGAGAAGGATGATAACGGGGAGTATATCCCCTGTATCGTCAAGGATGGGGAGAAGGGATACTATAAAACCGATTATAGGTATGGTACTGACTATAACCATGCTAAAGAGTGTGTAGATGCTCTAAATAGAAAACTTGGCCTCAGTGAAAGGGAAGTTATGCGGTTAAGCTGTGAATCCATGTTTGGGAAGAAGTCATGAGTAATTTCAACAATATGGATGATAGATTCAATGAACGGCTGGAGGACCCTATTCCAGCCGTTTGCAGGGGATGTGGTGAGGAATGTGACGAAGGTTTTAAGGCAGGGGAGATTAAGTATCACCATTGGGCAAGAGCAGACATTTACGGCATATATACCGGCATCTACTGTGATGATTGCTACAATGGAGTATCAGGGAATTATCCTTATCGCAAGGATGAGTATTTTGATACTGCTTACTGTGGGGAAACAATGGATGAGGAGGATTATTAATGGCCAAGTCTAAAAAATATCAAATTAACGGCATGGATGTAAAGTTATGGGAGAAATTCAAAACCAAGTGTGCTTCCAAGGGCAAGACCATGAGGGAAGTAATGATCCAACTGATAAAGGAGTATGTAAAATAACTTTAGGTCACACCTAAAATTCCCATTGCAAAATTTATTCAGAGGAGGTTATCATGAAACTAACCTGAAAACAGAAAAGCCGGTGTAACAACCGGCTTTTTACATTTCTTGAGACAATCCCCTTGCCCTCTCCATAAGAGGTTCCTGATACCTCTTCCAATCCGCTAAAGCCCTTCGACTCGCTTCTTCTCGTGACATGCAACAAGATCGCATGTAATCTTCGGTAGATTTATCAAGGTATTCCTTGCGATAGTTTCTGATATCAGCAGAAGTTTTCTCTTTTGTAAACATTTAATGTAGTATTTATTCATGTATTTCCCGACGGTGAAATATAGCATATCTTTTATTATTAAAAAATAAATTATTAGGTGGTATTAAATTATGGCATGTCAGAATCGGTATCAATCTGCAATAATACCGTAGGATGTGGATGGGGCTGGCAGACGGGTATAAGCGGAGGCAAGACGGATTATTACCCTCCGGGATATATGCCGACCTTTGGAAAACCCAGGGAAATATGCCCGGCATGTGCCTATAACCTTCTGTTCCCAACTATACAGGGAATGGCCGTAGCACTTGAATACACTGACCTGACATTAAAACAAAAGCACACGATAATAGAGCAGCACCTAAATATTCCCAGGGAGACTGTTATTAGAGGGATAGAAGGCAGGAAATATGGCAAAAAATAGACTGACCGACAAACAAGAGATATTCTGTCAGAAGGTAGTTGAGGGTAAATCTCTTTCCGATGCGTACCGCATAGCATATAACACAAAAAAAATGAAAGATACAACGATCAACAGGAACGCCTTTGAGTTGTCAAACAACAGCAAGATTACAACAAGACTTGAAGAGCTAAGACAGAGGGCTATGGATAAGCATGACGTAACCGTAGAAGATGTGATCCGGGAGATAATGAAGATTGCTTTTCTAAATACTCAGGATTTATTTGATGATAAAGGGGAACTTATCCCTATTCACCTACTCCCCAGGGACACCGCAGCAGCAGTTGCAAGTATGGAAGTCACTCTCTCCAAGATTGTGAATGGTAAAGAGGGATCCGCAGACGAATATGAATATCTCAAGAAGATCAAGACCAATGACAAGCTGAAGGGCCTGGAACTATTGGGCCGATACCTGGCAATGTTCACTGATAAGGTCCTGGACCTAACTCCCAGGGAAGTTATGGAAGAAGCGTACCACGAACAGCAGGCAGAAACAGCAAGAGCCATGTTAGAGAAGTATAACAAAACAGAGGAACTTACAGTATCCGATGCTGCAATCGAGCCAGCTAACTAAAAACAAACTTCACCCTTATATGATGGCTGACCTGGTGGCCAAGGGAGTATATACAGAGAAGGAATTCATTGCCTTTGTACATTCCTATAAAAGCAAACCACTTGAATTTTACTGTCCCAACGGCAAACAAGAAGAATTTATCAACACAGTGGCTACATGCAACCAGGATGTAGATACCCCGGTGATCCTGGTAACTTATGCCAATGGTGTAGGCAAGACCACAACCTCCATCCAAATTTTAATGAATTTCATCTATGGGCCTCAAAACGGATGGTTTGACCAACCATTATTCAAAAACTTCCCATATCCAAAACATGCATGGTACTGTTGCACAGCAGACGCACTCAAGAACAAAGTGGTGCCTGAGATCGAGAAACTTGCCAAGATGGGCACTTATGTCGGGAACAAGGGTGGAAAGCCTTATACGAGCGAATTTAAGTTTAATGATGAGTTTTTAGTACACCTCAAGACATTCGACCAGGATCCCAAGACATTTGAATCAGCTGACGTGGGTATTGTTATCCTCGATGAACCATGCCCGGAAAATATATGGAAGGCTATTAAATCACGTCGTAGAATGGGCTGTATCATCTTATTACCTATGACTCCGCTGTATTGTGATCCATATATAATCGATGAAGTTGCCGAGGGAGCAGAAAATGACAGAGGTGGATACCATCATTTAGATGCAGAGGTATATGATGCTTGCCAAAAGAGAGGGATAAGGGGACACTTAGAGGCTGGCATTATTGATTCTATGGTTGCAGATTATGACGATGATGAGTACGCAGCCAGGGCCAAGGGAAAGTTTATGTACTTCTCCAGGTCGATTTATGGCAGTAATATAAGCAAAGCGAGGCACTTCCGGGATCCTGATGAATTCCCGATACATCCCGAAGCCAAGCTATTACAGATTGTGGATCCCCACGATGGCAGATATTCAGCAAGCATATGGATGGCGATTAATCCAGATGGTCGAAGAATAATATTTGATGAATACCCCAGGAGCAAAAAGTCCCCATTCTGGAAGATGCACGGGAAGCGAACTACCAGCGAAGAGGTCCGGGATTGGATCGCAATGGAGAATCTACACCCATTTATTCAACCTAAAGGCCGGAATGTAGGCAGAGTCCTGGACAAAAGGTTTGGATGGCAGACCAGGGGAGACACAAATTTCGCAACACTGTACGCAAAAGCCGGTAAAAAGGCAGACTATCCATTCAATTTCAAAGAATCCTACAGCATATCAGGTGCAGAGACAGAGATTCAGTATGGGCACAGGATGGTTAGGGAGGCTTTCAGGGACATGCCGGTACCCAATGATCCCAATATTGAGCCAGGATTAATAATATGGAACACCTGTTATCACACCTGGAACGGGCTATCGCATTATATCAGGAAGATGGAAGTAACCAAGGCAGCAGCAGATAAAGCAGTAGGCACCGGGATTATAGTAGAGAAGTATAAGGATTTCCCGGATGTAATAAGATATGGAGTATGCACCAGTACACCTCCTCCCAGGCAGACATTCCAGCAGAGGGAGCAGGAAAGAGTATTGGATGAAGTTTTCAACACTAAAAAGAAAGTGGCACGATGGTAATAAACGTATTGATGATAAGCATACCTATCTCTATAGCTATAGTAGCTTCAGGCATCATAGTAGCCAAAGCTATCAATGTAACTATGGATAGGTATATAAAACACAACAGCTTTGCCGGAAACGTCATTAAAAAGGTGGAGAATATCCCCCTGAAACCCACGGTGAAGAAGAAAGATGAGAAGGTTAAACAACAATGGTAGCCAATGCAATGGAAGCCCTCAAAGTTAATAGTGGCACGATAAAATTAGATGAGAAAGACAGAAAGAAAAGGCCGGTAGATGGGAAACCATACGAGGACCAAACTTTATATAATTGGGTCCTGGCAACACATGATTCATTCCGCAAGCACCTCAATGACAGCAAAGTTATCGCAGATTGGAATAAATGGGTAGCTTATGAGAATACAGATGCCTGGGATGGAAGGCATGGAGTGGCTACCAGGATGGCAGAGTTTCAATCGAACATGTTATTTGAAGTAACTCAGACCCTTGCAGCAGCAATGACAACAGGAACACCACGGCCAGAGATAAAACCGGACCCACGATACACAAAACGGGAAGAGATGGAGGCAGCGGTTGAATATGCGAAAGGCTTAAAGCGTGAACTTGTCAGGGTATGGGAAGAAACCAAGATGAAGAGCAAGCTACGCCAGGGGATCCTTGAATATGGCATAAAGGGTACAACCTGTTACCATGTCCCATTTAACCCCGACACCCAAGAGATAGAACCGGAACCTGATGATATTTATGGCTTTCTCCCTGACCCAAATCTATTGTCACCCAGGGATGTGAATAAAAAGCTGTCATATTTCCGCTGTGTGGTAATGACCGTGGATCAAATATTCAATACTTATGGAATCAAAGTTAAGTCCATGGGATCAGTTAACAACCTCAAGCAATTCAGAGAGACACAGCAAACTGATAACACCCCTATCAAAGATGCAGAGGGAGCAGTAGGAGATACGGAGGATGATGTCAATGGTGGATCCCTGGTATTAGAGTATCACACAACAGACTATACCCTGGAAGAATACGAAGATTATAAACTTGATAAAGAGGGGCAGAAGATCAAGGATGAGAACGACGAGCCGGAGATGGTTACGAAAACAAGACCGAAATTTGAAAATGGCCGAGTCCTCACGATAGTCAAAGGTCACAAAGATTGGATTATCCAGGATTATCCATGTCCGTATATAGATGGGCCGGAGTTTGTTGTATCCGGGCTCCCACAAACAGGAAAGCTATTTGGTAGATCAGAGGGCAAAGCGATAGAACCGCACATGAAAGCGATCAATCAGCTGATATCCAATGCACTTGATAACACTGAGTATTTCGGGAATCCATTTATGGAAGTCATTGAGGCTTTCCTGTCTGATCCAGCCAATGCCTATGCACCAGGACCAGGAGAAAGAATTCCGGTAAATAAAATAGGGGGCATCCAACTGCATACCCCGGATCCCATTGCAGCATTTGTTTACAACATGATAGGATTACTCAAAGATGATGCTGATTTAGTCCAGGGAACCACGGATTCATTCAGAGGGCTCCAATCATCCAGCCAATCCAGTGGAGAAAAGGAGAAGGCTCTTATTGTCCAATCCGGTGGCAGAGTACAGCCGAAGGTTGAGGACATTGTGACATTCGTGGAAGATTTCTATAAGCACTGTGCCGATATAGTCCAACATCTGTACTCAGACGATCCAATCCTACAGCAAGTAGAAGATGATGAGGGTGGAAACGAACAATTCCAGCCATTCAATCCCCAGGAGGGGAGAAATATGCGATTTAACATCACTGTTAAACAAGCATCAATGCTCCCGGTAGATAAACAAGCGTTATTTGAAGAGGCAGTAGCATTATTTCAACGGGGTGGGATTTCTATTGAACATCTTATTGACCTGGCTCCAACACTCGAAGATAAGAAACGAGCGAAGGAATATGTTGCCAAACAGCGACAGGCACAGGAACAGCAGGGCGATCCCGAAGAAGAAGCCCGGATCCAGGAAGAAGTACAGGCCAGGGCAGAAGAGATAATGCAGATAGAGGATGAAGATGAGAAGATGCAGGCTCTTGAACAGATGTGGGCCGAGAATCCCGAAGCTACATTCATGGTATTGAACATGCTGGCAGAAGCAGCCCCGGAAGATAGAGCAGTCAAAGCATTTGTCCAGAACCATGCCCAGGAACTCCAGGCACTTGCAGAACAGATGCAGCAACAGCAGGCACAACCAGCACAGTGATAGACCTCCTTAAATTCATCCTGGACTATCTCACAGCCATCATAATGCTGATATTCATTTGGGTAACAGCTGTATCTCTATGGAATCTCAAAATAGGGGATAATTCCTGGTACTACCCGGCTATATCGATGGCATTACTGTACGGATCCGCAAGACTACACATGAGGGCAAAGGAATGGTCAAGGACATAGGAAAAGACATGACTAAAATGTTAGATAATATGAAAGACCAGGAGCAGATGTCTTTCACTGATTTTGTCAGGATAAATGATTATGTCATAGTCCCAAAAGAAGAGTGCTCGAATTGTGGCAACACAGATGGGAACATCTATAATATTGCCTCACCAACAGAGAATATCAAGGAATGGGGTCACACATGCGGAGAATGTGGATCCTACTTCGCAACAGAATATGAGGTAATCGAATAATGTCAGACTCCTGCATGAAAGAGGAAGCCTCTGCATACAAGAACCGGAGGCAATCACTCCCTAAAAGTGAGATATGCCAGGGGATCAACAGATCAAAGAAGAAGAAGCCTATACGGCTTCTATACTTGTGCAAATATACTAAAAAGTGGCGAACCTGGAAGAGATACAGGTCAGTAGAGGAGGCACAGGGAGTTATTGATAAACTCCTGGTGAAATGGAGGGTATTCTCCAGGCCATTCAAAGTAACAGATTTTAAGATAATCGAAAATAAACAAAGGACACGATAATGGAAACAATGAAACAAGACAGCCCCTACGAGATGGATTTAGGGGAAACTTTCAAAATGATAGATGATAAGGTCCTGGTAGCCCCCTGGGATATAGCTGACAAGACTGACAGCGGTATCATCCTCCCTGATAGTATGAAGGAGAAGGAACGGGAAAAGAACCGCAAGGGCACTGTTATAGCAGTAGGACCAGGGCACAGAAGCGACTCAACCAATGTTCTTCATCCGGTAGAGGTCAAACCTGGTGATGATATATGCTTTGAGCGATTAGCAGGCACAGAGGTTGAAATCAAGGGTGTTAAGTACCTTGTGATGAACGAAATGTCTATTCTTGCAACACTTCCCCCGTTAGTGGGATAAAAAATATATCAGTAGCTATTAATTTATTTCTCCAAATATATTAAGTTATAGCTGCTGTTTACAGCAATTTCAAAACGATAACACACAAGGACAAAGTATTATGTCGAAAAACGATTTAAATAATATAGCAGAAAATATGGGGCAAACCCTCAAGGATAATGAGGATCCTGGTGAAGATCATGTGTTTCCTCAAAACAATCCCACTGATGAGAAGGATGAGCCCAAAGGTCTGGATAATACAGATGAAACAGAAGAATTAGAGTTTGTGGCTGGAGACATGGGAGATATCCCTGACTATGGCCATGAGAATATTAAATGGAAACTGTATTCTATCCAAACCAACCGGCACGGGATAACCACTGTAACTGAAGTAATGGCAAACAAACCAGGACAATCAGCAGCAGCATACGGAGTTATTCTAAAGATAACCACTATACAAGATGAGAAAGTCATGGCTGTGAATACTGAGCAATTAGCAAATATGAAGCTGAAATATTTAGACAGCCGTAACCCTGACATTGGCTTTGCAATCGTAAACAAGAATGCGAGTGACAGATAATGTCAGATAAAAACCATCAAAAAGAATTAGATCAAAAATTGACCTCTCCTGACGATTCGCTATCATTTCCCCAGGGAGTGATGGACCAGTTTGACGGTGATGAACCTATCAAACATGTTGATGGAGAAGGCAAAGAGATTCCATCTGAGGAAGAAATCGACTCAAGTACCGACGAAAAGGGAAAAAGCCCCGATGATTCCAAAGATGAAGCAGGCAAGGAAAAACCAGAAGAGTCCTCTTCGGCTAAAACCGATAAGCCCCCAAGTAAGGATAAACCCGACACTGAAACCAAAGACAATGAGGATGGTGCCCTCAACGGAAAGAAGGAATTCACTAAGAGTTTAGTGGAATTGTTTGAAAGCGAAGCGTATGCAGATATGTCTGAGCCTGATAGAGCTTTATTGTTATCAGATTTAAACAATAGAAACAAACTCCGTGCATCCCTTACCGAAAAGACAAAGGTGTTAGCCAAGGAACGAGAGGATTATGATTCTTTTGTTGGCAAGTTTAGTCCCGAAGTCAGGAATAATGTTATAACTGCTCTAAAAGATGAAGATTTTATGGAACAGCTTAAAGATTATTTCTCTGATGTTGATGGTGGTAATCCATTCAAAGCCTTGAAAGAGGCGTTTGAGAAGGTAGGAGAGAGGGAAACCGTATCTACTACCGAGAGAACGGAAGCTACTACCAAGGGACTGGCCGAAGAGAGAAAGCTACTTGTAGCTATGGACAGCAAGTTTTCTGATGATACGGTATTCAACACATTGGTAGATGAAACCATTCAAACGGTTAATGATATCAATGCGAAGGAACCTATCATGTCAGCATACAAGCTGAACCATGTCCTTCCTGCCAAGATCGATGAAGTAACGAATTTAAAGGCTGAATTAAAGAAGGCCAATAAAGAAATATCGGACCTCAAAGCTAACCCTTTGCGTAAATCTGCCCCCTATGCCAATGGCGAAGGGGTATCAAAAGTCATACCTGCAAACGACGATAACTCCATGGAAACAGCTATAGATAATGCTAAAGCTGCTATGGGATTTGAAGAGGATGAGGTATGAACGCAAATTGGAGGCTTTATGCCTGCTGCACATACCAAAACAGAAGTTACACGCATGATGAGCGACGTGGAGATTGCAACCAAGGAACATTTAATCCCCGTTGCAGTCAATCAGATATTGAATTCCAATATCATCATGAAAAGACTTCACAAAAGATCACGCCCATGGTCTGATGGTAAGCGGATCTCCTTCAACCTGAAATATGGTGCTGGAGAAGTTAAAGAGAAAACCACTGGTTACGAAGAGATTGTAGTACAGATCTTCGATAGCTTTGAAAAAGGCTATATCGGTGGGCAGTATCTTGAAGCTGCTTACGGAATCAACGGACTTGACGTAGATGTGTTCAACACATCGAGGATGCAATTCCTCAACCTCACACTTGAAAAAGTGGAAACAATGAGAGATGATTTCAAGAAGAAACATTCTGAAATGCTCTTTCGTTCATCTGGATCCGATGTATCCAGGTACCCTTCATTCAAAGATATGTTCACAACTCTCACCACAAGTCAAGAGATCTGTGAAATAGCTCCTGACGATCTTGAAATAGGATCAACAGGCGAATACGCATTTGATTGGTTACCAGAAGTGTACGATCACACGACTGCTGCACCTACTTATGCAAATCTTACCGATCCGACCTCAACCTACTTTATTGAACGCATGTTAAAGAAAGCGATCAGTAATATTGGTGAAAAGACCGGCCACAAACCGACGCTTATTATATGCACAGCCCATGTATGGGATGCCTATGATGAGGTCCTTACCGACCGACAAATAGCGACACATGCCGAAAAACGGTATGATGGTGGATATGATATCATAAAACTCCGTGGAGTGGACATTGTAGCTGATTCCTGGGTAGAAGGTGGATTCCAACAGCCCGGTGCTACTGCAACATGTTATATCATTAACGAAAACTTCCTGCAATTATTCCATGCTCCAAAGCTGAATCACAAGTGGATTCCTTGGGAACAGATGGAAACGCAGTATGTCTATCGTACAATGATGAGACACTTTGGTGGGATCGCTCCTACCAGGCGTGACGTGCATGGTTCAATCATCGGATTACCTTCAGAACACACAAGTTAGGAGATACTGATGTTTAAACAAGAAAACATAAGAAGCAAAGCCCGTGCAGGGATAGTCTTTCCTACCGATTATAAAAACGGTGGGTTAGGTATAACAGCTTATAACGGTACAGGGGCAGCCCTGGTTATCGGTAAAGCGTACTTGCTTACCTACGGTGGCACAGAAGGGCAAGAGGTGAAAATCGCTGCTCCTGCAACGAACACAACCTTCTTGCAACATGTAGTTGTCGCTCTTGAGGCTGTTCCTGATGAAGAAATAGGATATTTCCAGCTTAGTGGTGATTGCCAGGCTTTATTGGCTGGGACTGCTATCGCTGCTGGTGACTTCCTTGAAGTAGTCAATGCTGCCGATCAGTTAGTGGAAACAGGTACTTCACGAACCATCAACTGTGTGGCGATTGCTAAAGAGGCCCAAGCCGCAGCAGGGAGCGTTTTAACAGACGTTCAGATGATCGGTGAAGGCACCTTAATAGCTGCATCTTAACCGCTTAATTTATCCCCTGCCTTCGGGTGGGGGATGAGAAATGGAGAAATAAAATGGGTATGAATATACTCCTTGCAAATAAATTCCTACATAAGCTGTTAGGTGACAATTACCATGAAACTGGTGGATTGATTCAGTTCAAGAAGTGGACTCCAGACGTATTGGGTTCGGGTTCGGAGGTCAAATCAACCTGGGCCCTTCCTGCAAAATGCGTCGTATTGGAAGTTTTCGCTGACGTAAGAGTGGCCGAAGCTACTGCTTCATCTGAATTGGTTGATATTGGTACTGATGCTGGATCTGATGATCCTGATGGGTTTTTAGATGGTATTGATACTTCTACTACTGGTCTAAAATCAGGAGGAGGCGTTATTACTGAGGGAAGCAATGAACATTACCTCTCTGGTGCTACTCTTGGAGCTCTTCTAAGAGAATATCAAGAAGGGGCAGATGTTGCAGGCAACACAGGGTATTTAAAGAAAAAATGGGATTACACTTCGGGTGGGTCTGTTTTATCTATTACTCCTGTTGGTGCTGATTTCGATGATCTCGTTATTGATGTTTATATCGTTTATATTGACATCACTAACTTTAGCCCAAGCGTTATCGCTGTAGTCTAATAAACTATATCCCTGCTTGCCGGGTGTTATCGTGCCAATCTTTTTAACGAGAGATTAGCTTGGTAAGCAGGGGTAAAGCTATGGCTGATATAAACATACAGGGCCTCTTTACTAATGCCGATCACGAGGATATCCGTAAGGGACATCTTCAAAAGGCAGAGAATATTCTGCTTGACAAGATTGGTGTAGCCAGGAAGAGGGACCCCAGGGCGAAAGCCTTTTCTCACCCTACCGGACTCATCCGGTCCATCTTTAGATTTATAAACGAAAACCTTCCCAATGGTGCTATATGGGTGGCACTGATTAATTATTCGACTTACACACAGATTGAGTATTACGATGATGTAAACGATACCTGGACAGTTCTCACACTACCTGGTGAAACCAGGACAATACGAATGGGGCAAAGCTCTGAAGAGGGTCTTGGCCTTGAAACAGTTATAGCGGTAGTCAGTGGTGTATTCAATCTTAATTATGTGAAGATAAAAATTAGCACGAGCCCGGACACTGTAGCCGGGACAATGAAAGTCAATCCTGTAGCAGTGAAGATAGATGGTGCGGTTGGAGTTACAGTTAAAACAATAGAGATGATAGGTACACTTAATTATGTAAAACTAAGTGTAGGAAAGGCTCTTACAGTGACAACGATAACAATGTCGGGGGCGGTGCCTGCATCGGTCCCAAATGTAGCTGTATCACCGGATACAGAAGAAATTGCAGGGGATGTGGAAACATCTACCATTAAAATACAAGACGAGCCAGCAACACAAGGGGGAGCATTTACGCTCAATCCTGTAACGGTTCAAATCACATAAAGGTTATTAATTATGGCATCTGGAATATATAATAATTTCAAAGCGTCAATAATGAACAAAGAAATTGATCTTGAGGCAGATAGTATCAAATGTATGCTGATGGACAATGTTCATGCTTTCACCGCTACTCATAATGTTCTGGCTGATGTAATTGCCAATGAATTAGCAGCAGCAGGGAATTATACAACTGGTGGTGATACTCTTACTACAAAGGCCGTAACAAAGGCTGCTACTACCTATTGGGGTGCGGATGATCCTGAATGGCTGGCTGCAACATTTACAGCTTATCATGCGGTTGTCTATGACATCACTTATGATTGTTTGATATGCAGCATTGATCTTGGTGGGGCCCAGACAGTTACAGCCGGGACCCTAACAATATTACTCAATGCAGTTTCAGGGATACTCAGCTTAACCTAATATGTCTTTACCCTCTCTCATTGATAAGATGGTGGAGGCAAAATTTCTTGTGATCGGAGATAGGCTCAGAATGTCTTTCTCCGATGCAGGATCCACGGTTAGCCCATTATCTATTGATCCACTGGTTATCCAGAAGATAGAACGTGAATACTTCTGGAACAGCAATATTTTATCCTATGATGATATTCATGCGGATATTTGTGCTATCAGTGGGGATATCCTTTCCATATCATATTCCAAAACAACAGAAATAGATAAGGGTGGCGATAAACTCGCTTTAACCTCATACCTCTATAAACTGGTGCCGATATACGATGGTAACCAGGAAGTATCCCTAAAAGATGCAGTGACTGTTATTGTAAGGCCGGGATTGGGTGATGCGACTAATATCATAACAGCCCTATTCTCAGATATTACGGTCAACTGGAATAAAAGGATTACAGGATTTAATCTTTACCGGGCAACAGGATTCAATGGGGCTTATTACAAACAGATTGAAATTTCATGTCTTGGCGAAGATGATGCAAACCTGACCCTGGCCGAGAATACCCTGGTAGGACAGGCTTCTTTATTCTGTGCTGGTGCGAATGTTCAAACCCTGGCAGTAAACTATTGGGTTATTATCGGAGGGACAAAGCACAGGATCCTCATTGCAACAACCAATAAGATATTGACTCTTGAAGAAATAGGGGATAGTGATGCCTTCCCGACAATAGGCTATAATGGTGAGCATTATGTTATAACCAATGATACCGCAGAGCCAGTGGATCACGGGGGATTCCTTGGGGATAATAATGGATGGTCTGTTGGTATTGGTGATGGGGCTTTTTTCACACACATAAAAAGAAAAACGGTAGAGGATAGAGAAAGTTTAGATCTCGCTGCATTTGGAGGCCCCTCAGAAGTTGATGGCACATCTTATGAATATATCTTGCAGACAAGAATATACCAGGCTTCAGAGCAAAGTACGTCAATAGTTAAGAGTTATGCTCTTGAGGCTTCGACTACATACTATTTTGAAATATTCATATACGCAGCTCATTATTCAGATCCATCTAACCCTGATGAGACTTGGAGAGGGCAAATAAGAATAGTGGCAGGGGCTTATACTATGTATCTCACTCCCACGGGAGCAACTGAGACACAAGACGGGTGGGATATTCCTACTGGTGAGGTTGTTAAAGTCTCTGGATACTTCACAACGAATTTAGCAGATTTCCCGGCTACGGCTGTTGTAAGGGTCAGCCTACAAAGGAAAACCTTCAACCTTATAAGTCACTCACAGTTTTATTTTGATAATCATATAATGACTAAAGCTACATTCATATCAGATGGATTCAATGGTATGGGTGGCGATAATATCATAATGTCCGAAGATTGGGACCTTGGAGATGATGACAAAAAGTATTCCAGGGTTATCCTGGGGACCAATGCAGACGGGAACAATGGATCAGACTCACAGATATTTAGAATTGAAGGCAACACTACACAGGCATTACGATTAGATAATATCCCTCCGGCAGCTATCCAGGGGACAAACATTAAATCATACTTGAGTGACTTCTATATCTGGAAAGGAATAGCAGGCACCAATGATGTTCAGCTGACAATATATGATGATGTAATGACTGACCTCACAGCTCATCCTACCCTCGAAACAATAATTAAAACCAATTATGAGATACCAATATAT